CTAGGTGTTGCTGGTGCCCCAGTCGTCCCCGCCCGTGCCGTTCGCGTTGCGCTCACGCAGGGACCGTACGCGCTCGGCCACCGAGTCCGGGACCCGGTCGCCGACCTTGTCGCTGACCGCGTGGTACGCCTTGCCCGCGAACTGGCGGCCCTGCTGCGCCGCGGACTCCGCGGTGTTGCGGACGGCGGGGTTCTGCGCGACCTGACGCGCCGACTTCTTCAGCTGCTCGTAGCGCTCGCGTCCGGCCCGCGTGCCCAGCACGTAACCCAGAGCCAGTCCGACGACGAACGTGAGCTTGTAGCGCATGACAGCCATCCTTCCCTTGCGTGGTCCCTCGCGGGTCAGTCCCTCGCGGGTCTCCGGCGCGGCATCGGTGCCGGGGGAACCGATTGGCGGAGCACCCCCCTGCTTGCGCTAATGTATGTGTCGCAGCGAGCACACGCCCCCTGGCGAATACCCAGGGAGGTACGTTCGATGCAGCGAGGCGCATTCCCCTGTAGCTCAATTGGCAGAGCAGCCGGCTGTTAACCGGCAGGTTACTGGTTCGAGTCCAGTCGGGGGAGCTTCGATCTTCCGTAGCTCAATTGGCAGAGCAGCCGGCTGTTAACCGGCAGGTTACTGGTTCGAGTCCAGTCGGGAGAGCCAGTGGACAGCAGTGGACGAGGACCCCGTTGGGGTCCTTTTTCATGTCCCCCGGAACCGCTCGTGACGTGCCGCTGTCCTCATGGTCGTGCGAAGTCGACCATCCGAAGCAGGAGATCGTATGAGCGGCTATGCTGCGGCAGACGGCGCGTACAAATGTGCGCGACGCGCCGTAATGGGGCGGTAGCTCAGCCGGTTAGAGCAGCGGACTCATAATCCGTCGGCCGTGGGTTCGAGTCCCACCCGCCCCACCACTCGCTACGCGAGAAGAAACCTTCTGACCAGGCACTTTCCCGGTCGGGGCGAGGCTGTGAGGGTCCTGGCGACCCCGTCTTGATCATGATTTCATGATCGTCTGGACAAATTCTGGACGCAGGTCACGCGGCGCGTGAACGAGCCCTCTTTTGCCTGGTGTTGCGGCGGAGAGGAGCGGGGTGCGAGGTGTCCCACCCCGCGATGCTCGGAGTCTCCGTTCGGGCGATAGTGAAGCGGAGGAGGGCGAACTCCTGGCGCTGATCTCCCTGGTATTGGTCGTTGAAGTTCTCGATCCGGACCAGCTCTAGTTCGTTGCTCGTGCAGTGGTCGCGCATCCACTTCACGGCGGCATTGGCGGCGTCGTCCTGGCCTCGGCCGGCGAGGGTGACCAGGCCGAGGAGATCGGAGTCGGGCCCGGTCTGGGCGCCTACGGACCAGTCCTCGCCCGCCTGGCGCGCGCCGTGGGCGAAGAAGACGGCGAGGTCGCCCTGCCAGTTCGTCTCGGGGATCTCTAGCGGCGTGTGCACCTTGTAGGGGACTTCGCGGGGGACGACGGAGATGACCGACTCGGCCTCGGCTCGCATCATCTCGGGCAGGACGCTGGTGTAGGTGTCGGAGGTGATCTGGCGTGAGGAGTGCCCCAACTTCTCCTGGACCACCTTGATGTCGTTCCCCGCGAGCAGGGAGAGCGTGGCCGCCAGGTGGCGAAGGTCGTGGAGACGGACCGGCGGCAGGCCGGACAGCTCTACGAGACGGGTGAAGCGTCTGGAGATCCAGTCAGGGTGCAGCGCCTCACCGTTCTCGTGCGTCCACACGCGACCGGTCTCGACGTAGGCGGCTCCCCACTCCTGGCGCTTCTGCTCCTGCTTCGTGCGGAAGCTCACCAGGTTGTCGGCGGACTCCAGGCTCAGCGACACGGTGCGGACGCTCTCCGCCTTCGGTGCCTCGCCGTATAGCTGGTAGGCGACTTCTACGATCTGCTGGGAGATCCGGAGCCAGAGAGCGTCGATGCTGACCTCTCTCCACGGCACCGCGGCCATCTCGCCGCGCCGGGGGCCGAGGAAGATGAACGAGTGCCACAGCTCGTAGAGCCAGTCATCCTTGACGAAGTCGAGGAACTCCCCGGTCAGCTTGGGTGTCCAGACCAAGACCGGGCCGGGCTTCTCTCCGGTGCGCTTCCAGTGCTCGACGCGCTCTGGCGTCCAGACGATGGGCTTCGGCCGTGTGACCGACGGAAGCTCGACGAGCTGCGACCAGTTCTTGGCGAATGCCTGCTCGCGCTTGATCCCCCAGGTGAGCGCCGAGCTGAGGGTGTCGTTGATGCGGTGCATGGTTGCGGGTGAGGTGACCTTTCGCAGGCCCCTGCGGCCCTCGCGTAGAGCCATGTTGGCCTCCAGGAAGGCTTGCCGGTACGGGCGGCGTTCTTCTCTCTTGGCGTAGCCAGCGGTCTTCACCCAGGCCCGGTGCGCCTCATCCCGAGCCTCCTGGAGTTCCGTCACGCGGAGCCGGTGGAGGATGCGCTCCGCGTTCTCCCTCTCGATCGCGTTGTACATGAGGTCGAGGTGGCGGACCTTGAGGTCGCGTCGCTTGATGTGTCCCAGGTGTGGGACGAGGTAGTTGTCGAGGTGCTCCTGATAGCCGTGGCGAGTGGTGCGTGCGAGGGACTTCTTAGCCTTGATCCAGCGAAGGAAGAAGGCGCCGCACGTCTCGTCGGACAGCACGTCGGTGCCGGCGGTGGCGGCGTCGTACAGTTCCTTTGCCTTCCGCTGTGCGTCCGTCTTCTTGGCGAACCCGCCGCGCCGGACGCGCTGACGCTTGCCGCCCTCGCCGGGCTCCAGCTCGAAGTACAGGTGCCAGGTGCCGTGGTCCTTCTCTTCGAGCTTCGGGCAGCTCGCGCCGATCTTGCGCATCTTCAGCTTGCCGTTGGCGTCCTTCTGCGGTCTGCCGTCCTCGTCTATGACGGGCTCCTGGCAGGCGCAACGCCGCGTGTAGCTGGGGTCGAACACGAATATCCCCTTCATGGCCTTCGCTTGTGGAACTTCTGTGTCGGTCTATGTCGACCGAATCCCTATCTTGCCCCAACACTCCAGTGTTGGAGTATCCTTACGGCACGTTGGCGTGGGGGAGAACGCGACAACGGGAATGACAACGAAGGACGCATCTGTAGCTACGGACGCCGGGGTCAGCGCGATGACCCTCGAGGAACTACTCGCGCTGCCACCGACCGTGAACGTTGTGACGGCTGCGCGAGCACTCGGGATTGGCACGCACAAGGCTTACAACTTGATCAAGGAGGGGTCTTTCCCCGTGCAGACGCTCCCTCTGGGCGGCACGGTGAGAGTCCCCACTGCTGCACTGTGGCAAGTGCTCGGGGTGACGCCACTGGTGCAGTGATCGTGTAGCCCTGAGTCTGTCGGTCTCGCTGGGCCATAGCTGGGACATGTGCCGTGGCCTACGATCAGGCGGCTACGGGCGCACGAGACGAGAACGGACCACCGCATGCCACGGCTCTACGGTTTCGAGGACGCCTCACGTCGTCGGCTACGTGACGATGAAATTGACGCGACCCGCCTGATGGTGAGCCGGGCGCTCATCAGCGATGAGTCCAACCACGACATTGCGGTATGGGCGAATGGTGAGGGCTACCGGGGAACGCTCGGCGGGGAGTGGAAGGACGCGTCGATTGGACGTCTGTTCCGCACCCCGGCGATCGCTGGACTGCGCTACGACGATGACGGCGAACTCGTTGACGCGGGTCACCTCGGTGCTATCACGCGCGAAGAGTTCATGGCCCTCCTGGCGCGGGAGGAGGCTCGCAGCACGAAGGTCCCAGAGCCCGCGTATGACTATCTCCTGACTGGTGGGGCCAGCACCTGCGGCAACTGCAAATGGGACCTCGGGGGCGCCCGTACCAATGCGGTTACGCCTGGATACCGCTGTCGCCCGAAGGACAAGAACGGGCACGGCGGCTGCGGCGAGGTCCGGATTGATGCCGAGCTGTTGGAGGGTTACGTCGGAGAACACGTCGTGGCGGAACTCCTCAAGCCCGGCATCCGAGCCCAGATCGCCCAAGCGCAGGCCGCCGTGCGCAAGCAGGTTGAGGACCTCAAGAGGGACATCAAGGAGCTGGAGGGCCGCCAAGCGGAGCTTGGGAGGCTCTATGGAAACCGCGAGATCAGCGGCGAGGCGCTGGTAGCCGGAGAGCGCGAGATCGCGTCCAACCTCAAGGGCATCCGTTCGCGCCTTCGCTACGCAGAGCAGATGGCGAACTTCTCACTTGGCCATGCCAAGGACCTGGTGAAGTGGTGGAACTCTGCACCCACCGCGTCGAAAAGAGGCATCACGCTGCTCCTCCTGGAGAAGATCGAGGTGTTCCCCGCGAGCGCCCGCGGCGTCCGGACGATCGAGCCGGGACGAGTCGTCCTTCACTGGCGCAAGCTGTCCGGCACGTCAGGTGACTGAGATCGCTACCCGCGATGCGAGCCGCCTGCCTACCATCGCCATGGTCAGCCCCGTGATCAGTGAGATCACGGCGAGCCCGGCCAGGAGCGGGGAGACGATCTCCTCGTAGCGCAGCGGCCACGGGTGGCCAAGGTAGTGAGTCACCAGGTATGACCCCTTGCTGGCGGCGTAGGCCACTCCGAGCACCGCAGAGATCGACGACAGGGCGAGGCCGCGAGCCGTCCAGGCGTGTCCTGCGCGCCGGGCAACGAGAGTCATCCCGGTGCACAGGAACGCGATCTCGCCGCAGGTAATCGCCACGTATCCCAGATAGACCATGAGGTAGACGGTGACGCCTGGCACTGTGGCGAACTCGGTCGTGAACTCCACTGTCTCGTCGGTGGTGCCGACGAACAGAGGCAGCATCGCCGCTAGGACGCACACCGCGAAGGCGACACGTGCGTACAGGCTGGCCTTCAGCACCTCGTGGTTGTAGGACCAGTCCACGAGCATCAGCTGAAGGCTGCCGCACCATACGACTGCACAGATGTGCGCCCCGAGTTTGGCGGCATTGTTCATGCCGGTCGCAGATTCGATCACGTCCTCTATCGCCGGGACGGCGAGGGTGACGCCCACCGTGCAGATGCCGATGGCCACGGCTCGGGTGAAACGCGCTACGCGATAGTCGCTTCGGTCACGCTGACGCCAGGCTTCCCGAGCGGAGAGCACGGTACCCACCAGGCCAATCAGAGCGCACAGGCCGAAGACTAAGCCGTCCATTTGGTTCAGGTTCCTTCCAAGTCGGAGACGGCGCGCTCAGCCGCTTCGGTGAAGCTGAGACGCCTCCGCCGGCCTGGCCGCGGTGGTTCCGGGACAGGTGGAAGAGGCTCGGGCACCTCCGGGACGACGAGATCACTGCGTCCGTGTCGCAGACGGATCTCACGTGCGGCCTCCAGGAGTTCGGCAGCTCCAGCGTCACCCAGGTCGTGGATGAGCCGAAGCGCCTCGCGCGCGTCTGGGCAATCCTCATAGACCGACAGGGACGTCAATCCGTTGTAACCGGGGAGTAGATAAGCTACCGGAGAGGCCAACGCCCGTGCCAGGCCTGCCAGTTGGGAGATCGTTGGATTCGCCTTGACTCCGTTCAAGAGGTCGTTCACCACCTGGTGGGTCATCGCAGGCTTGCCCCCGGGAGCCTCAGCTGTGGCGGCAGCAATGTCGCGCGTGCTCAGGGTTTTCCCGTCCGCCCTGCGTTTCCTGCCGATCAGGACGGCGAGTTTGCTGGAGAGAGGGGTGTCCGGGCCGAGCGGCATGGTGCTGGCTACTCCTTGTGACGCGGCAGGCCCGACCAGGCGGGGGACGGTGAATGTGGTGCGCACTCAGTATCGCTGTGAGGTGCAAGTGGCTGGTGAGACAGCCCAATGTCTATGTTGGTTGACAATGGGTAACGCTCGCCGCAAGATCTATAACCTTGGGCGAAGTAAGCGCGTGCTCGGCATGCGGGGCAGCCGCCCCTCTACCGCCTCCTTGGGTGCAAGATCGCGACGGGCACCCAACTAGGCCTCGAATTGTGCCGCTAACTCGCCTGTGTGGGGATCTAAGTGGGCCGCGGCTCGTTACGGAGGCGGAACGCTGCAATGCGGGGAGGGTACGGGTGGGGATCGAGCTGGACCGAGTGCTGGCCCGACTGGAGGAGTCGGGCGGAAAGGAAAACGTTGTCTTGGATGACGAGGCTGCACTCGCCGCGTTAGCGGCTCTGGCGATCGTTGACCCGAAGCGGGTCGGCTGCGATGCGGAGCCCGTGAGGGGTGCCGCTACGAGTTGATCTACGCGCGTACTTGGAAGCGGGCCTCCGTAGGGGCCCGCTTCACGCGTCTGACCTGCAAAAACTTCCCGAAAATTATGGACCTCCCCCCTGAATGCATATAGAATAGAACCAGAAGGAGGGGGGAAGGAAGAAGCCCCCACTGACCTCTTGGAGATCGCAATGTCGCACAAGTACGCCGCCCTGAGGATGCGCCAGATCCACCGCAACCCGCACCAGCCCCGCAAGACCTTCGACGAGGGCGCGCTGAAGGAGCTGGCCGATTCGATCAAGGAGCATGGCCTGCTCCAGCCGATCGTCGTCCGGAAGGTGGCGGAGGGGTATGAGCTCGTGGCCGGCGAGCGCCGCTTCCGTGCCAACGAGCTCGCGGACAACATCACCATCGAGGCGAAGATCCTGCTGCCCGAGGGCGGGTCCGAGATCAGCGACATGGACTCCTTCGAGAAGGCCATGGCCGAGAACTTGAACCGCGAGGACATGCTCCCGCTGGAGGAGGCGCGCGGTTTCAAGAAGGTCCTGGACGACAAGTACGACGGCGATCCCGACCAGGTTCCCGCCGTCGCGAAGACGTTCTCCAAGTCGGTCCAGTTCGTCAACCAGCGCCTGGCCCTGCTCGCCCTGCGCCCGGAGATCCAGGCGGCCGTCGACCTCGGGCACATCGGCACCCAGGCTGCCGTCCAGATCGCTGCGCTCTCGAAGGACAACCAGGCGGCGGTCTTCCAGGACTGGAGGAAGGGCGACAAGAGCGACAACCAGCTCGTCCACATCGCCTACGCCATGCGCAAGCAGGAGAAGGCGGCCACGCAGGACTCGATGGTCGACGTCGACGAGATGACCCCCGAGGAGAAGGCCGAGCGGAGTCGCGCACAGGCCAAGACCAAGAGCGACCTCGACGCGATCGAGGGGATGTGGGCGCTGCTGGACAGCATTGGCAAGGCGGACCCGATGGAGCTGGCCCGCACCTTGGCGGGGGAAGTTGGCAAGCGGCTTGAGCAGATGGACCGGGTCGCGGACGTCGTGGCGAAGGCCCGCTTCCAGCTCCGTCAGGCGAAGGCGCACGCCGACGCCAGCGAGATCATGGTCAACCCCGCCGCCGCAGCGCCCGACCTGGTGGCCGAGGCTGACGCCGTGCTCGCCCAGGTGGACCCGGCTGTGGGCGACACCGAGCCGGAGGCGCAGGCCGAGCGCGCCCCGGAGCCGGAGCCCGCCCCGGCCGCCGACGCCGACACGGAGACCGAGGCCACCCCGGCCGCCGACGCGGAGACCGAGAGCGCGGCGGAGTCGGAGGAGGACGACACCGAGGCCGAGGCGGCGGCCGAGCCGGTCGCCGTCGGAGCCTGACTCGTCCGTCCAGGGGCGGCCCCCAGCGGGCCGCCCCCTTCTCCATGGAGTCCCACAGTGATGAACGACATCCAGGCCATGCGCAACATCAACCACAACCTGTTCGACGTGCCGGCCTCGGCCAACGCCCTTGAGGAGTACGACTCCGACGTGGCTGCACTCGTCCGCGAGGCTGCGGCGCACCTGTTCAAGGCGCGCCGCGACAACGACGAAGCCGCCCTGAACGAGGCATACAACCTCACCCTGATCGCCGCCTCCGACCTCATGAAGGGTGCCGGTAGTTCGGTGTATGTGCGCACCCATCTCATGGTCACGGCCCGACTGGTCGAGCTCGAAGCGGCGCTGCTCGCCGCGCCGACGGCCCGCGGCGCGGCACCCCTTGGCGGGTTCGAGCACGGGGCTGCGCCGACTCGAGATAGATCCCAACACTGAAGAGTGATACGTTCTATCTCGTTGGTGGAGGCGGCCTCAGCCGAGGAACCGGCTCACCAACGTGCCGTGGCATGCGGCACTCCCCTTCGGTGCCTGGCGGGTGGCCAATCCCCCGCGCCCTACCCGCCAGGCACCGGCCCGCACCTGAGCGGAGCCACCGGAGCGCCGCCAAGATCCACGATCACGACCGGACCCGTCCCCGCCTCACGCCGGGGGCGGGTCCCCGTGCACTCAGGAGCGCCATGAACACAGAGGACTTCGCCGGGCACCCAGAGGATCGCGACCTGTATGAACGTCTCCTCGTCGAGCGGGACGGGACGCCGATCAAAGCCCTCGCTGAACGTGACCCGGGCCTCGAAGTGCCAGCAGCCCCCGACCCAGACGCGACCCGGCACCTCACGGAACTCGAAGCAGCCACAACTCCCCGACGACGAAAGCGACATGGAGCATGACCGCCAAGCAGGCGCCGCCCGCAGAGCCAGAGCGCCGAACACCTCCCGTACCCGGTGCGGTGTGGTGCCGATCCTGTGACTCCTGGTGCCTGCCGACCGGCATCTGCGGCTGCAACAACCGGTGATGCACACCCTTCTGCGCCTTGTCGCCGACGCGATGGCTGTCCTGCTCATGGCGGCCATCGCCGTTGTCGCCTGGGTCGTTGTACAACTCGGCGGCGGCGGTGTCCTTCTCGCCAGCCTCTTGGCCGTCCCCGCCTGCGGGCTGGTGGCCGCCGCCATCCACCACGTTCAGCGATGGGTGGGCAGTCGGCGGCCGACGCACCAACTGAACCCTCGCCCCGGCGACCGCCGCGGCTCGGCGTGATCGTCTAGTCTGAACTAGCTGTAGGGCGCGGGGAACGGCCTACACAAGGGACGCCCAGTGACCCCGACGCCCGCCAAAATTCCCGAACTGCTCCTGCCGCTCGCCGTCCCCACCGAGGACCTCGTTCCGTACTACCGGAACCCCCGCAACGGTGACCTCCCCTCGATCGCCGAATCACTGACCGTCAACGGCCAGTACCGCGCGATCGTCGTCAACAAGGGCACCCACACGGGCCGCCACAACGAGATCCTGGCGGGCAACCACACGTACGCGGCTGCCCAGCAGCTCGGCTGGGAGCAGATCGCCGTCACATGGGTCGACGTCGACGACGACGCGGCGGCCCGCATCGTCATCGTCGACAACCGGACCAACGACCTCGCCGGATACGACAGCGTGCTCCTGGCCGAGATCCTCTCCGACATCCCGGACCTGGCCGGTACCGGCTACGACCGCGAGAGCGTAGACCGGCTCCTCGACGACACTTCCCTGCCCGAGACGCTGGAACTCACCTCCGACGGCGCGGGCACTGGTGCCGCAGCCACCGTCGACTACCTCCAGTGGGGCTACCTCCAGTGGGAGTCCAAGCGGGTCCGGATCACCTCCGAAGAGGTCGAAGCCCTCAACACCATTTACACGAAGTTCGTGGACGACACCAACAGCGACCTCGGCTTCGGCTGGCACGTCTTGCAGCAGGCCCACGAGGAGGGCGAGGCGGCATGAGCAGTGCGCCCACCACGACGTTCTACGAGGCGTACCCCCTCGACCGGCTTCGCCCCGCCGACTACAACCCGCGCCGCCTCAGCGAGGAGGCGTTCGTCAGGCTTCAGGCGTCACTGCGCCGCCACGGTGTCGTGAAGCCCGTCATCCTCAACGCCGACGGCACACTGGTCGCAGGCCACCAGAGAACCAAGGGCCTCCAGGCCATCGGCCTGACGCACACACCCGCGGTCATGCTGGGCACGAAGGTCAGGTTGCAGGACGAGATCCAGTTCAACCTCTTGCACAACCGAGTCGAGACCGAAGCCAGCATCGTCTACGCCGAGCCCGGCGTCATCGGCGCCTGGTCATGGATTCCATGGCAGTCCATCCGGGTCGCGGAACGAAAGAACCTCTCCTTCGTCAACGCCATCGGGCACATGACCGCCGGCCACGGCCCGTGGGGGAGCGTTGTCATCGACGACCAGGGCCGCATCGTCCTCAACGCCGAATACGCCGTCGTCGCCTCCATCAACCGCTTCGACCTCCTCGCCTGGACCGTCACCTCCGCCGACGCCGCCCAACTCCACGCCGACCTCACCGGCGAGTACGGCGTCTACGACTGGACCGCCATCGAGAGCAAGGCCCCGGTGTGGAACCAGCACATCGTGCAGCCCAAGAGGCTCCGCAAGTTCTCCTCCAAGGCCAAGGCCGGAAAGCTCGCCTACGGCTCCGAGACCTGGGACCAGTTGGTCACGCCCTGGCTCAAGCCCACCCACCGGGTCGTGGACTTCGGCGCCGGGTACGGCGACTACGCCAAGCACCTGCGCGCCAAGGGCTTCAACATCCACGACTACGAGCCCTACCGCTGCCGGGACGGCTCGTACGCCGTCGACATCCGCGCCGTCGTCGGCATGATCCGCGACATCGACAAGGACATCCAGACCAACGGCCTGTACGACGTGGTGGTCCTCGACTCCGTCATCAACGCCACCACCACCCTCGACTACCAGCACTGGGTGATGACCACCGTCAACGCCCTCTGCTCGGCGGACGGGGTTGTGTGCCTCGGCACACGCAACCTCGCCCGCGAACTCCGGGATGAGCAGGCCAAGCGGGTCACCTCCCAGACCGCCACCACCAAGATGAGCTTCCTCGACGAGGACAACGTCGAGATGAACTTCGTCAAGGGGAAGTGGCAGAAGCTGCGTTTCCACACACCCGAGACTCTGGAGCCGCTGCTCCGCCGCTACTTCGAGGACGTACAGGTCACCGACCTCAGCGGCTCCAACATCAAGGCCACCTGCCGCCGCCCTATCGCGCTCCCCAAGGAGGAATACGAGAGGGCATTCGAAGAGGAATTCAACATGCCTTACCCGAATGGGTTCCGACATGACAGGCATCTGGAATTGGTGGGAAATTTGATAAAATTGGCAGTAGGGAGAAATGAATCTCTCGCCAATTGAAACGGGTAAATGGGGAACGGATGTCGCAGCGAATACAGGTCCAAATTGAATCACGAACTCGGTACCACATCATGTGGCTGGCAGGCGTGCGGCACGTAGCCCTCGACCAACACTGCCTGCGCAGCTTCGGCCAGCCCGACCGTCCCCGGCTCGACGTCCGCCGCCGGCATCAGGCGATTGAACTCCCCGAGCACAACCCGCCCCTGGCCTGGTACCTGTGCGCGCTGCCCAACCCGTGGAAGTGGAGCGACAACGCGCACCTTGCTTTCGAGCGCGCACCCGGAGAGCAGTGGGAGGGGCCCGCCCTGGTGCCGGGCCTGTATGTGCACCTGGAGAACGCTCGCCCCATCACCGGATGGGGCGAGCACAACATCCCCGAGAGCGAGCCGCGCCGGAAGTCTGTCCGTTTCCGAACCTGCCGCAACTACCAGTTCGCCTGGTGGCTGCGCACCGAGCGCAACGCGCCCGACGCACCACCCGAGTGCGTGCCGCCCAAGCGGCCCGGTGAGGGCGAGCAGATGTCACTGATGTGATGCTGGTGGGGCCGGGCGAACGTCGTCTGGCCCCACCGCCGTCTCCTGGACGCGCCTGGCCTCACCTGCCGCCCTGGCCGTCTCCTCGCCGCGCACAGTACGAACCAGCGCCCGCCATGAATCGACGAGAGGCGGTAGCTGGTCGAGGAGCCCTTTGGTCACGAAGATGACGACGGAGAGCACTCCGGCCCAGGCCAAGATCCACAGGATGACGGTCGAGTCCACCGTTCGGCTTCCCTTTCAAAGGGCCGAACTGTGCGCAGGCACACTCAGTCCGGCCATGGTCAATGGCTGAACTGAGTCTCGTGCCGGCGATTGAAACTCAGGTCTTGCAGTACCGCCAGGGTTTCGAGGATGCGTGTGGAGAAGCGAGCCGGCCAAGGCATGCTGTTATCGATGGACCGAGCAGGTCACCGGATCCGCTCGTTAGATCGCCAGCATGGGCACAGAGACTCCCCGTAGACACGGTTCCGTCAGGCCCTCACTTCCAGGCGATACCGTAGCTGATGGGCGCGCGCCGGGGGCGGGAATCGTAGACTTTCGCTGCTCCGCAACGAGAAAGTCGGGGGCCTGACGGACAGTTGGAGTCGGCGGGTCGGCGGAGCTGTGTCACTGAGCCGTGTGTGCGTGGCTCAGTCCAACCGATACGTATGTTCAAGCTCCTGCTTGGCGGCAGGAAAGAGCAGATCAGAGGCCATCAATACTTGCCCCGATGCATCCCGGGCAATGATCAGAACGTTGAGGGCGGGCGTGTTGATAGACAGGCCCAGAAGCTCGGCCTCGCTGGCATCGGGCAACCGAGTCGAGATCCGCTCAGTCACATGGTCGAGGTGCACCTTCAGCCGGGCCCCAAGGTACTCACGAAGCCCCCTATGCATTGGCTCGACGTTCACCAACTCCGTTCCGTCGGCGAGTCTGGTCAGGAAGTACGACGAGACCAGCTCAGCGGCTTCCCCACCCTCCTCAACCAGGAAACGCCGCAGCAACACGTCAGTCTGCTCCGGCAGTTCCAGTGCCAAGGCGATGCGCGCTGGAGCCGGTACCCGGTCAACGACAACCAGACGCCCTGCGGCCTGTGACTCGTTGCGCGCCAGGGTTACGAGTCCCCGACGGCCATGTCCCTCGACGACGGTCGGCCGCCCTCGCACGATGGTTCCGTATCCCTGACGGGACTCCAGCCAGCCATCGCGTTTGAGTAGTTCAAGTGCTCGCACGACCGTTGGGCGGGACATGCCGAATTCATGGACCAACTGATTCTCGCTAGGCACCCTCGTGCCGGGCGGATACGTGCCAGCCTCGATGCGGCGTTGGACCGTCTGCGCGAGGCGTACGTACTTGGGCGCATCCACTTCGTACGCCATGAGCGCCACCTATCAGAATTGGGCAAGTCGACTGGTCAACCAGACTACCCATCGTGCAAGGTGAACCTAACCGCTGGACGCCGTGGCACCAGGGCAGCTGAAACGAAGTGGGATCATGGACTCGGGCGCGGGGGCGCACCCGAGCTGTGAAGGACCCCCGCCGTGGGACGCCCCGACAGAGCCGCGCGTGCGGCCATCGCGCGCCGCCGCTCGGACGCCATCGATCTACGCCTCGCCGGCGTGGACTGGTTGACGATTGCCCGCAAGCTCGCCGCCGACCCGACCATCAACTCTGACGGGATCGCCTACCCGCAGGGCTACGGAGTCGAGCGGTACCGCAAGAACCAGGACCCGCCCACCAACGAGGCCCTGATTCACGCCGCTTGCCGGGACGTCCGCACCGCGCTCGCCGACCGCCGCGCCGAACTCAACGACGACGTAGATGAGTTGCGCGCGCTGGAAGCCGACCGACTCGACCGGCTGTTCTTCGTCGCCTACAAGAAGGCCGTACGGGACCAGGACCTCGCCGCCATCGACCGCACCCTGCGGATCATGGAGCGCCGCGCACGGCTGCTCGGCCTCGACATGCCCGTTCGTACGGAACTGTCCGGCCCGGACGGCGGACCGGTCCAGGTCGAGAACGTGACCGTCGATGAACTCGACGCCCTGATCGCGCTCACCGATCCGGACGGCGAATGAACCCGCGCGACCACGAAAGGGTCATCGCCCACTACAAGACCCTTCCGCCAGCGAAGCGCCGCACCATCGCACGGGCCGCATCTCCCGCGCTGCGCGCTGAGTTGATGCGAGTCGAACGCCAACTCGCCATGGACCGCTCGCCAGGCGCGCTCGCCGCCGTCCTCACCGGCGGGCGCGAGATGCAGGCCCCGCACCTGGATCTCATCGACCGCGCGTTCATCGACATGGCCGCAGGCCGATGCGACCGCGTGATGTTGACCATGCCCCCGCGGCACGGCAAGAGCCGACGTGCCTCCCGATGGGCGCCCCTCTGGTACCTGCGGCGCAACCCCGGCCACCGCATGATGATCGCCAGCTACTCCGCCGACCTGGCCGACGACCACGGCCGGTGGATCAGGGACGCCATCAACACCTGGGGCGACGACCTCGGCATCCAGCTCAAGGCGGGCAGCCAGGCCGCCAACCGCTTCGACATCGTCGGCGGCGAAGGCGGCCTCCTCGCGGCCGGTATCGGCGGCGGCCTCACCGGACGCGGCGCACACATAGCCATCGTCGACGACCCGGTCAAGGACATGGCCGACGCCGACAGCCCCACGATGCGCAAGCGCGCCTGGGACTGGTGGACTTCGGTACTGCAGACCCGACTCGAACCGGTCGGCGCCATCTGCCTCATCCAGACCCGGTGGCACGAAGACGACCTCGCCGGACGCATCCTCGCCACCGAGCGCGACGCCTGGCGGGTCATCGACCTGCCCGCCATCGCCGATGGCCTTGACGACCCGCTCGGCCGCGCTCCTGGCGAGGCGCTGTGGCCCGAACGCTTCAACGTCACCCACCACGCCAAGACCCGCAAGCGAGTCGGCGAACGCGTCTGGGCCGCCCTCTACTTGCAGAAGCCCCGTCCGCCGGAGGGAGGCGTCTGGAGGCGGGAGTGGATCGATACCGCCCGTATCAACGCCGTCCAGTTCTCCGGCCTCGACATGGCGCGCATCGTCGTCGCTGTCGACCCCGCCGGCGGAGAGTCCACGGTCGGCGACGAGACGGGTGTCATCGGCGTCGGCCGCGACTTCGACCGGCAGTTGTACGTCCTGGCCGACCGATCCGGATCGATGGGCGCGAACGACTGGGGCCTGGCGGCATGCCGTCTCGCCCTCGAACTCAAGGCCGACGCGATCGTGGTCGAGAAGAACTACGGCGGCGACATGGCGCGGCAGATCGTCACTCAGGCGTGGGAGCAGCTGCGCCGCGAGGGCGTCACCAAGGGCCTCCTGATGCCCATGATCCTGGAGGTCACCGCCAAGGTCGGCAAACGACTGCGGGCCGCCCCCGTGGCCCAGCTGTACGAACAGCAGCTGGTACATCACGTCGGTGAATACCCCGAGCTGGAAGGTCAGATGGTCACCTGGGTCGAGGGAATGGACAGCCCCGACCGCATGGACGCCGCAGTTCACGGACTGACCGAACTGGCCGACCCCGACCAGCTCGACACCCTGCCCACCGACACCGATGACGACCGCTTCGACGGCCGCCGCTGAGCTCTCGCCCAGCAGGAAACGGCCCCAAGAGGAAACTGCCCAAACGCAGTCGCAGGTGCCCCTGGAAGTCCATCCGGATTCTCTATGTCTGGATGATCATCTGGTTCATCCGCAACTACTCAGGGCAGGGCGACCTTAGAGTAGGCGTCGGTTGACGTCAGAGGAGGGGCCGTGAGCTGGTGGCAGTTCTCCTTGCTCGGTGCCGCTGGGGGAGTGCTCGTCGAAGTCCTTGCCCTCTTCCGCCGCGTTTCCGACTGGCAGACCGCGCGCCGCACGCCGACTGGCTTGATCAAACAGCAACCACCCCGCTTGCGCCGGTACATCGACGTCCCTGCCCACGCCTGGATCCTCGCCTTCCGCGCACTTCTGGGAGCTGGAACAGCGGCGCTGTTTGGAGCTACCGGGCAGATCAGCGGCGCGTACGTGGCCGTTGCTCTCGGTGTGGCCAGTCCCTCCGTGCTGGCCCAACTGGGAAGCATCCCCCAGGTCGCGACCGCGGTCCGAGGGGCCCCAGCCGCAGTGAGCGCGGTACCCGTACCCGGTAACGAGACGGCGCTGCACCCCGCGGCTACGTATCCGCACGAAAAGGACGCTCCGCACCAGGCGCGTCCGGAGGCCGTCAATGAAGGCTAAATTCCCCCGCCCAAGCCGTGACGACGCCACCGTATCTACTGCCACCGACGAGGATGCCACCGTCACGAAGACCGCCGCGTCCGACGCGAGGTTCGTCAGCCTCGACGGATACAGCCTTCCGAGGCGGGTACTCGCCGGCCTGCTCGGGGTTGATCTCACCAGCGAATCTCCGAACCCTTCCACGCTGCCCCCGGTGCACGAGAGGCTTCCTCCAGGCGATTCCGAAGCTGAGACGGCTCCAGCGTCCCGTGTGCCGCACATTCGGGCCGTGACCGGACGGCACACTTCGTCAGTGCGACCTGACATGGCCAGGAGCGATCTGGCCCTGATGCTCAACACTCTGTCGCACCGGCTCGCAGAGGCCGGCCGCCCTGAGGATGCCTTGTCTCAGGTCGAGGAAGCCACGCAGATCCACCGCGAATTGGCGCAGATACGGCCGGAGTTGTTCCTGCCGAACCTCGCCATGACGTTGAACAACCTCGCCGACCGCTTGGCGGACTTGGGACGGCACGAAGCGGGCCGCGCCGCTCTGGAAGAGGCGACCCAGGTCTATGAACATCTGGCCCGAGACCGCCCAGGGATGTTCCTGGCTGATCTCGCTATGACGCTGAACAGCCTCTCTGATCGACTGGCCGCGCTCGGACGGCACGAGGAGGCGCTCGCCGTTGTTTCACGAGCCGCAGAGTTCCAGCGCGCGCTGACAGGAAGGGGCGCCAGGCAGAGGCTCGCGGCCACCGCGGCCTCCGTGGAGGCGGCCGACACGGACTATGTGGCTGGCACCTTGCAATGGTTCAACTCCGAGAAGGGGTACGGTTTCCTCGCCGTGGACAACGGGCCGGACCGCTTCGTTCACTACAGCGCCATTGACACGGATGACTATCGCTCCCTCGAAACGGGCCAGCGCGTCGCGGTGCGGGTTGCTGCCGTTTCGGCGGAGGCATCGGGCAGTGCCTCAGTTCTCCGACAGGAATCGGCTTCGGTGAGTATCGACGACGACTTCAGGGAAAGCGTTGAGTCGCTGCGGACACTCCAATCTGCGGTCGGCTCAAGACTCTCCGGGAGGTTTGGCTACGCGGCCAGGCGGTGGAGCGGCAGCGCAGCTCAGGCCAACAGGCCTGCCGAACACGGCTCCGCAACGAGGCACGTGCTTGTCGCGGTTGTCATCGATGGCCAGCCCGGCGAACTGGCTCGACTCTTCGCCGATGCTGGCCGCGCGGGCGTGAACATCGAGGACATCAGAATCGAGACCCCGTCGGGTCAACAGGAAGGCCTTGCCCAGCTCTTGGTTGAGACCTCGGCTGCGGCTGGCCTGGCGGCGGCCTTGGCGGAGCGAGGCTGGTCCATCAGCACATAACCCGCTCGCTATGAGAAGACTCGACTGGGCAGAGCTCGAACTCAAGGCACAGTCGGCTCAGGGTGCCGGGACGCCGTAACCTGATCTTGCGGCGCGGGGCCGACTGCCTGGAGGGGCACTGTGGGCCTGCGCGAGTTGATCACCGACGTATGGAGTTGGCTGGACTACAAGCCAGCCATGGCCGACCCGCGCCGACCGGGCCGTAGCACCTGGGCGGAACTGACCCGCTCCTGGGTGCCGGACGAAGACCTGCGACGTCTGGCTGCCTACCGGCTCCTGGCTGCGTACGACTCCAACCAGGCCGGCCAGTTCGCCGCCGTGACTGGCGACGACGAGGCGGGCATTGAGCGGAGGGAACTCGGCGACGCCTCCAAGCTGGTCGACACCGCGCTCGGCTACCTCCTCGGCTCCCAGCAGGTCATCAGTGTCGCCGGCGCGGAGGACACCGACGACGAGCCGACTGCCGAGGCAGCTGCGGCGCTGGCCGTACAGGACAAACTGAGGTCCTGGGCGGAGAAGGAACTGCTGCCGCTGCGCGTTCAGCAGGCCGAGCGAACCGCGATCCTGCTGGGTGATGCCGTCTACACCCTGGCCTGGGATCCCGCGAAGGGACGGGTCCTGCTGCGCACTTGGGACCCGGGCCTGTACTTCCCGGAGTGGCCGGAGGACGGCGAGCAGGACGGTGCCGACTTCCCCCTGCGCGTTCACCTCGGGTGGGAGCTGCCCGAGGACAAACGGCGCGGGCTCAAGGCCAGGCTTCGGCGGGTCACCTACGAACTCGGCCCGATCGGTCCGGCCAGTCGGCGCGGCGCTGCGAAGGACGGCAGCCCGGCGCGCGAGTACCTGTACACCGACGGCGGCGATCCGATTCTGGTGAGCGGCGACGCGCGGAACGCCGACACGGGCGTGATCACCCGCACGTACCCGTGGGCACCCAACCGGTCCTCCCCGTGGACGTGCTTCCTCACCGACGCGGAATGGGATCTGGACGACCTCACGTACGCCGACCTGCTGTACGACCTGCCGATGCACAAGGCTCGGTACCGGGTCCGCTCGGACGGAGAAGTCCTCGACAGACTCGACCTGCGAGTGGACTTCATACCCGTCGTCCACATCACGAACAGCATCCCGTCCAGCGGAGACCACTGGGGGAAGCCGACCGTGGCCACCGTCCTCCAGGCCCTGGACGAACTGTCCGCGACTGACACCGACGGCTCAGGCGCATCGGCCACCACCGGCTCGCCGATCATCGGCCTGGCCGGAGCCCGGTTGCCCATCGACCGAGCCACCGGCCAACCGCTACCGGTGAAAGTCCGGGCGGGGACGGTGTGGCAGCTCAACGACAACGGACGCATGGACGTCCTCGACACCTCGGCCCAACTCGCCGAACTCCGCGCCCGCGTCGACCACATCCTCGACCGGATTGCAGCGAACAGCCGTCTCACCGCCGCCGGCCTCGGCACCCTCGACCCCACTGCCCTGCCGTCCGGGTACGCGCTACAGCTGGCCTTGGGCCCGCTCGACTCGCTCGTCGCCGCCATGCGGCTGGTCCGCGACCACAAGTACGCCGTGCTGTTGCGCATGGTGCAGCGCCTTCACCAAGCCGGACAGGCCGAAGGCTGGCCCGCAGGGGAGTCGTTGCCCGCGCGGTTGATGTGGGGCCCGCACACCCCGACCGACCGAGCCGCCGTCCTCGACGAGGTAGTCAAGGGTGTCGGCGCCGGAGTCCTATCTGTCGAGACGGGCGTACGCATGCTGAACGACGCCGGGTATCCCATCGACGACGCCCAAGAGGAGATCGAGCGAATCCAGGCCCGTGCCTTCGAAGCCGCTGCTCGTCTCGCGGACGCTACGGGCGACAATGCGGCGGTGCGCGAGTTCCTTGGCCTTCCTGAAGCGGCCTCTGAGTTGGGGTCTGTGCCGAGTGGCGCGGCACCTTTGGGAGGGTAGTTCCACGGCGGCATATGGCTAGGGGCGGCGCTGGCTTCGCGATATCGCTTGCCGCATCTCCTGCCACGCGTTGATCAGTTCAGGTAGCTGCTTCAGGAAGATCACGATGAGTGTGATGCATAGACCAATGAAGCCGAATAGCGCCAGGACAAACAGACTTGCGGTGTTCCAGGTCATGCGCCTTGCCTCTCGTGCTCGGAGTGCTTCTAGCATCACGGCCTGGAAGTGCCGAGAAACGCGACCTGACGACACTGGGTGGAGACTGGCACGACTTGTCGAAACTCGAAATCGGCTGACGGAACCTGACGGTAGAGCCTAGAATCGTCAACTCTATCCCGAAGAGTTGATCGTGGCCTGGCGATGGGAGTGGACGTGGCGCTGAGGATGCCCGGAAAGGAGGTGCTTCCCGACGGACCGCATCGTGACCTGATAGCTGCTCTCCATGATCTGTACAACAAGGCAGGACGGCCGGGTGCTCGAAGGGTGAGTGACGCAGTACGGCAGGTCGATGAGCTGTCTGATTCGGTTTCACATGAGACGGTCGCCTCGATGCTGAGAGGGGTGGTGCTCCCGAGGTGGAGCAAACTTCAGGCCGTTGCCTGGGTCTTGGCCGTATGGTCGATCGACCCGACCCGGAAGAGGTAGGCAGGGAGATTCATCGCCTGTGGCTTGCCGCGCAGTTGGACGAGGCCCCGGAGGAGCGAGAAGGCCCGTCTGCCCGAGCGAAGACCTATAACTGGAAGCCTCGGCACACGGTGACGGAGTACGCATCGTGGCCGGGTAAGGAGATGTTCGACATCAGCCGACTGAAGGGACAGGTCGTCGTCAGGCTCAACCAGAGTCATCCTCTTCATCGGAAGTTGAGCGATCTTGCCGACGCGCTCGATGAGGCTTCGACTCTGAGCGAGGCTCGTGAAGCTGCGGGCGAGTTGCGTGTGGTTCTGGACTTGCTGATCCTCGCCTACGCACGGGCAACCGCCGTGTTCAGTGGTCCCGAGAACTTTGTAGAGGTTGGCGCGTTTTGGGGGGCATTCATGGCCAAGTTCATCAAGGACCGGAACGAACTAGACTGATCAACGGCGCGGGGGCGCTGGAGACCTGTGGATGGTTCACGCATGACGCGCCCCTCACTCCCCAACCCGCTCGAACCGGTCGGGCACCGCCGTGACGGGCGGCCGATCTATCCGATCCTCGGGGCCTCGCCCGACGACGACTCCAACAAGCCCGGTGACGAGGACGGCGCCCCGAACGGCGCCGTCACGCAGGAAGACCTATCGCGACTGCTGGCCCGAGAGAAAACCCAAGGCGGCCGGGCCGCTGTGAGAAAGCTGCTCGGCGACCTCGGGTTCGACAGCTCCGAGGCGCTGACCGAGTTCATCACCACGAAGCGCGACGCCGAGCAGGCCGAGCTGACCGAGGCCGAGCGCCGTGAGCAGGCTGCCGAGGAGAAACTGAGGGCAGCCGAGACGCGCGAGGCGCAGGCCCTGGCCAGGGAGCGCGCCGCCATCAGGCGCGCTGCTCTCGGAGGACTCGGCGCGACGGGGGACGACCTTGATGACGCGGTGCTCCTGATCGACCGTGCCCTGGACGACCAGCCCGACGCCGATGAGGTGGCTGTCGCCGCTGCCGCTCAGCAACTCAAGGAACGACGCCCCGAGTTGTTCGGCGTAACCCGGGAGACCGTGCCGCCCGCCCCTGGCGGATCCCCGGCTGGCGGCCCCCCGACGCGCGGAGGCATTCCACCTCGGCGCGGAGCGGCGGGTCTCGAAATGGCCCGTCGGCGAGGGCTCATCAGCGACTGACCACGTCGGCGATACATGGCCCTGGGACCACGCCCCTCCAATCGTGGACGCCCTTCCGGAACCTGGTTGGGCTGATGAGGGACCACGCCCTGGCGCGGCTCGGCCGCTGTCGTTTCGTGGACGCCGCCCCGTGCCGCTCGCGCCGGGTGCGGGAGGAATCCGATCCGCACCCACGAGGGAGACATCGTGAGCGACTACCAGGTCCTCACCACTGCCACGACGGTCACCGACGACCGGACATGGCTCGCTTCGCTGGACGGCGTCCACGAAGCCCAGACGGTCACCGTCGACACCAGCAAGCTGGCGGCAGGTACGCACTACACGGCGGGCACGCAGAACCAGCCCCGCCACATCATCAAGTCCGGCATCCCACTGGGGAAGATCAGCGCGTCCGGCCTGTACGCGCCCTACAACGCCGCGGCCAGTGACGGCACTCAGGTCCTCGCCGGATTCCTCGTTGCCGAGACCGCGTTCACTCCTGGCTCGACGAAGACCGCGGGCGCACTGCTGTGGCGCGGCGAGGTGCAGGCGTCGAAGCTGCCCGTCGCCTTCGCGCCCCCGGCCGCCGCGAACACGACCGCGTTCATCCACTACCGGTAAGGAGGCAGACCCCCATGGCACTTGAGAAGCTTCTTGAGGCGATCGTCCCCGAGGACATCCAGGCGTTCATCCGAGCGATCACCACGCCGGAGGACTACCTCCTCACCCGCGAGGTGTTCGCCGAACGCAACATCGACAACGTCAAGTTCCGTACCAAGAGCAGCAAGCGGCGCGTGAACGCGGCGAAGTTCCGCGCGTGGGAAGCCGCCCCGACCCTCGCCAGGCGGCGTGCCGAGCAGGTCATCAACGAAGGCATGCTGCCCTGGGTCGGCCAGGAACTGCCCTTCTCCGAACTCCAGATCATCCTGGCCGCCGTCGACCGCGGTCAGGACACCACCGAGTTCCTCGACCTGCTCTACGACGACCTCGAACAGCACGTGGAGGCCACGAAGGCCGCCATGGAGATCGCCGCCGGACAGATGCTGTCCACCGGTGTGGTGTCCCTGCCCGGAGTCGCCCTCGATGTCGACTGGAAGGTGCCGGCCGCCAACCGTCCGACGGTCGCGGTGCCGTGGTCCCAGTCGGATGCGGCCACCCCGGTCACCGACGAACTGGCGTGGATCCAGTACCTCAAGAGCATCGGCGCACCACGCCCCGAGATGGTCATCAGCTCGGAGAAGGCGCTGTCACTGCTTGGGGCCACGGCGGAGTACCGGGCCGCGTTCCACAACTCGCCCTCCACCGAACAGATCCCGACCGGGATGCTGGCGCCGGAGGAGGTCAACCGGGTCCGCGCCAAGTACAACCTGCCGCCCGTCACCACTTACGACGTCCAGGCGTACGACAGCAGCGACACCCTGGTGCGCACGACCCCGGAGACGCTGTGGGCGATGATCCCGCCGCGCCGCGAACAGTGGGGCGAGACCCAGTACGGTCTGACCGCCGAGGCGATCGAGCTGCGAGGCAAGGGAGTCATCACCGCCGAGGAGGCCCCCGGCATCGTGATCACCACCCACGTGCAGACGCGCACCCCCGTCCAGCTGTCCACGATCTCCGCCGCTGCTGCGATGCCCGTGCTGTACGTGCCGGACATCCACATCGCCGCGACGGTCTTCTAACGGGAGCTGGTCATGGCGAAGTTGGCGCGCACGGTATTCCTGCGAGACCCCCAGCAGGGCCCGATCCGGCTCGACGCAGGGGAGGAGGTACCCGAGCGGCTCGCCCCGCTCATCCCGAACCCGGCCGCGTGGTCGGGGGAGGCTCCCTCTCCGGACGAGGCCACCTCAGACCCGATCGGCGCGGACGGCGATGCGGGAGACACGCCGACCGTGGCGGATCCTGCCCCGGAGCCGGAGCCGGAGCCGGAGCCGGAGCCGGAGCCGGAGCCGGAGCCGGAGCCGGAGCCGGAGCCGGAGCCGGAGCCGGAGCCCGTCAGGGCTCCGAGGCGACGCACCGCGAAGGCTGCCGGTGCGGGTGCGTAGGTAGTGGCACATCACCAGTGAGGCTCGGCACCGTCACGGTGCCGAGCCTCACCTCGTACGACAGGAGCATCTGATGGACATCGCTGTACGAGCCTGGCTGCTGGCCCAGCTCGGCCCCACCACGGACACCGTCGACCTGGACGCACGCTATGCGCGGCTGATCTCCGCTCGCGCTGTCGCGAACGAGGTCCTGGCCGAGCGGCGCGCGAAGCTGCTCGCTGACCCGCTCCGCATGACAGTGGACGGCGTGGTCACCATCGACCAGAGCAACAACCTCGCGGGGCTCGAACGTCAGATCGCCGCGCTCGTGGACCTGGTCGCACCGGACGACCTGGCCGACGGAGAAAGCACTAACCTTGTAACCGCGCCACTGCTGCGCGCTCGCCGGGGACGGTAGTCCGGCATGCCGTACGAGTGGCCACCGCTGGTGCCCGGAGACCCGGACGAGATCGCGCGTCGCGTCGCGGCCGTACTCGAAGATGCCTGGCAGCGACTCGCCGCCCAACAGCGCGCCGCCCTCACTCAGTTCGCCAACAACCCGCGGACGCCGCACACCGTGGCGGCGTTGGAGGAGTTCAAGCAGGCGATCCGCGCCTTTCGCCAACGCGTCGACCAGGAGGCCCAACAGTTCGTCCAACGGCAGCTACCGCACCTGTACGCCGCCGGCGCTCAAACCGCTGCCGAAGCCCTCAACGTGACCTTCACCTGGACCACCTTCCACCGCGACGCCCTACAGTCCCTCGCGGCCGACTCCTACGCCGACTTCCTGCGCCGTTCCCAGGAGGCCGAGCGAATGGCGAACCAGTTCTATCGGGCGGCACGAGAGGCAGCCCGCCGCGAGATTCCACAACTTGCTGCGGGCAACATGACGGCGAAGCAGGCCGCGAAGAATCTGGCGGACAGACTCGCCGCCGAGCACAAGCTGACTCACGTCGTCTACCGCAACGGCGTTCGCGTCCCTGTCCGCGCCTGGGCCGAGGCCGCCACCCTCGCCAAGTCGGCCGTCGCATACAACGCCGGCACCCTCAACCGCACCCGCCAGGCAGGCGTCACGATGGTCGAGGTCTTCGACGGCCTGGACTGCGGCTGGACCACCCATCAGGACACCGACAAGGCCAACCGCACAGTGCGAACCGTCGAGGACGCCGCAGAGTGGCCGATTTCTCATCCGCGCTGTCGCCGGGGGTTCGGTCCACGGCCGGATCTGACGTCGGTCTGACGTGTCCGGAAGCGACGGCCGCCGGTATTGCGCATGGTCCCATTTGCAGGCCGTCACGTCCCGCCCGGAACACAGCCGGCTCATCCCGGTGTTGGGAGATTTCGCGTTGCACGCCACGGGCACCGCGCCGTGCGACGGGCGTGCGCCGGTGCACGGCACCCTGCACGGTAGGGCGGCAGTCGGGTAGGGCAGCATCTGCTCAGCCATCGCCCGACTGTGAGGGGTCGTCATGCCTTCCACCCGCCGTGCCGCTTCGTCCGTCCTGCTCACCTGCCTGATGCTCGCTGGCTGTTCCCCCACGTCACTGGGCGGCTCCACGTCGTCTGGGAGCCCGACTGCTACGTCGGCTGCGTCGGGTGCTGCCGGGGCCGGGCGGGAGATCGCGGTGGGGGCGGGTCCGCAGAAGACGTACACGGTCCAACAGCAGCCGGCCGCGGGCAGTTGCCACTACCAGTATCTGAAAGGTGAGCCGCTGGAGGATCCGACGTGCACGCCGGGCGCAATCTCCCCGGCGGTCACCCAGTCGAATCTGAAGTCGACGATCTGCCGCAAGGGTGGCTACACCTCCGGCATCCGGCCCTCCACGTCGGTCACCGGCAAGGAGAAGGAGCTGAACGCCGCCTCCTACGGCTTCACCGGCCGCATGGGTGATGCCGAGTACGACCACCTCATCAGCCTGCAGCTGGGGGGTGACCCGAACGACTACCGCAACCTGTGGGTGGAGCCCGCCGACCCCGGCCAC